CAAGAAACTCTCTCTTGCTGACGATCAGGCTGATGAGCTTGATCGAAAGGCAAAGAGAGGGTTTTTCGAAGATGATCTCCATTGTGGTCAGGAACTTAAGATCCCTGACCGCATGGCTTTCATCCTCGACAGTGTTTGCAAACACATTCTCCCGAACATCGATTCTTTCGATGAACGTGAGTTAGAATGCAAACATGGGCCTGGAGCCGTAGTCGAGAAGCTTACTCCGAATAAGAAATATTCGGCGTTGTTGACCTACTCAGGTCGACTAGAAGAGTTAGGCTATGACATCAATTACGCCCGTGAGGGCCTTCTTGATGTGAACGTCGACTCTTCGAATCTCTCGAGGTACGGTGTCTCGGGTGACAAGGCTAAGCTAATCTCCGTTTTGAAGAATTCTACTTCGAGACGGACGATAACGATTGAACCCGTTATTAGACAGTTCGTCCAACAGGGGTTCAACACTCTGCTTCGTTCTTCTATAGAACGATGCTCGGTGCTTCGTCGTTGCTTAGACTTAACCGACCAGAGCAAAAACTCTCGTTTAGCTCTAGTTGGCTCCCAAACCGGTCAATGGGCGACGATCGATCTTAAGTCTGCTTCCGATCTCTTAACCATTAAGTTGGTTGAGACCGTTTTCAGACATAGACCAGTGTTCTTAGCTGGTCTTCTCGATTGTCGTTCCCCTGAAGTGTCGGCTGACAAAAGTCAGATAACACTCCAGAAGTTTGCCGGTATGGGTAACGCTACGACCTTTCCTGTTCAGAGTGTGGTGTTTGCCGTCCTGGCAATATCCGCTCTCTTAGATGGGTTTACCAAATTCCCATCTTACAGGAATATCGTGCGAGTCGCCCGGCTTGTTCGGGTATACGGTGATGATATCATCGTGCCTTCCGAACAAGCGCATCAGGTTGAACACTGGATATCTCACGTTGGTCTAAAAGTCAACGTGAAGAAAACTTTCGCGGTTGGAAACTTCCGCGAGAGTTGCGGAGTCGATGCTTTTAGAGGGGTCGACGTGACCCCTCTATATGTACGACTTCTCCCAGTGCCCTCTAAAAAGGAGCCGAATACGCTCGCTCACCTTGTCAGCCTCTGCAATCAAGCTTGGTTGCGTTGTCTGTATGGGCTAGCGGAACATCTCAGAGAGATCATTGAGGAGCTTCTTGGGAAGAAGCTCCCCTTAGTCTCTAGGGAAAGTTCAGTACTCGGGCTACATACACGTTTAGATGCTCAGGACTTCCATCGCTGGAATTCTAAGCTTCACCGTGCCGAAACAAAAGGCACGGTTCTCATCCCTCTGAAAAGGAGTGATGAGATTGACGGGTATGCTGCACTTACTAAGTTCTTTCTGGTGCCCCTACTAGGTAGGGCGCCAGATCACTTAGTTAAGTCTCCTGTCCGGTTCCGTAATGGAACTAGACAGAGGTGGGTCCCTGCATATACTGGCTCGGTTTGGTTACCGGGTCAGGAATGACAGGTACAAGTCTCGCTATGAAGTATAGCGAGCCAGAGAGGGTC